AAGAGCTTCGCGGAGGACCTTGGTTTTGACCTGCAGATGTGGGAAGTACAAAGGGAAAACCTTTTACTAATCGCCGCTGCTTGTTGGTTCGTTTTGGAAAATCCTATTGTGAAGTGCCGTCGCGTAACAGTGTGCGAGAAATCCGAGAAGGTTCGTGTCGTGACACCAAGCCAATGTGCCTGGAACGTCATCGGCACCTACATTAACGGTTTCCTCTTGGCAGCCCTAGGGAAAGACTCTAGACTGACCGGCAAGACGTCGGACCCAGCCAGCATTGTCGAGGGATGGACCCCCGGCATCTATGCTAAAGACTGGATTCTTCGATCTGCTGATTTGGTCGAAAGTACTGACCTGATACCTCACCAGATTGCTGGGGGTATAGTTGACGGTCTTATCAAAGGCTGGCGACTACCCACTGATGGGGTGATGGCCGTTGCACTCAAGTCACTAACAGGTCCCGTTCATCTACAAATTTGTAAGGACGGCGAAACTGTAGTGACCACGAATGCAATCCTGATGGGATTGGGCACGACTTGGCCTATCTTGTCTCTCTACAACCTCGGTTCGTGGGAGATGGCGTGGACCATTTCGGGTCGCAGAGGTGTAACTCGCGGCTACGGCCGGCGGATGGTGAAGATCGTGGGTGACGATCTCTTTGCCTGGGCACCTCGAGAGGTGTCTGAGGCCTATACCGTCGTTATCGAACGAACTGGCGGTCAAATTCAGCGTCAGAAGGATTTATCATCTGGACGCGCTGGCTGTTTGGCTGAACAGTTAATCGTGAGATGCCGTGCACCCACCAACTTAGGCGATAGATTGTGTGTGATCCCAACGGTTAGCACATCAACTCTGTCTCCGGACTCAAGAGTCATGAAGGAAACCGGGCAACCAGTTTGGTTACGCGGACCTTCCCTCGCAGCTCTTGGGGAGAGGTTGACTACGGGTGTCTCTGCAGCGATCGAAGCGATCTACAGCGATTGTTTTCGCGTCCTGCGGAGGGTCAACATTAATCCCTTCTTACCTCGCGTACTCGGCGGAGCGGGTTTCCCAGCCCCCCGTCGGCTTGGTCGCCTGGGTGTTAGTGTCGATGACCTCGCGAGCCCCCTTTGGGTTCGGGGTGTACGATGCGCTTTGGCCCAGAAACCGGCAGAGTGCGTGCGGCATCTGGCATCGATTAACCGGTGTTGGATGTTCGCTCACATGGCACAAGGTATTGCAAGCGAAATCGCTGGCGATTACTTTGACACGTGGATGAAAGAGAAGGGTATTAAGTGTATCTATTCGACTTTACCCCGAGAAGTTGGACTTTTAACTGGCCGATCGTTGGTTGACCATCGTCTGTGGATGGAGTCAACACTCGCTAGCGGGTGTGGCTTAGCCATGGGCTTTGGCTCAAAAAAGGATTGGAGTCCAAATCTCACGAAACTTAAGAAAGACTTAGATCGTGTTGTACACGACCTTAATAAACTTGTTCCGGCGAACCGCCTTCGCGGTTGCACCAGAAACATTATTAAAGGTCTTGATGACAAAATCTCTGCCTTCACCAAAGTAAGGTGGTCTCTTGAAGACCTCCCTTGGGGTACTGGCGTTTTGCTGGGGAGCGCACGGGTGGTGCTACCATTCGATAGAGTTGTGCTGTGAAGGTGTCACAAGGAGCGGTTCCTCGTTGAGGTTGGCTCGGTGCAACGACGCCCGGGTGAATGGGAGACTTAAAGCAACTAGTCCGGACATCATACAGCGGTTCTTTGTGAATTAGAACCGTGATCTTTGTTCTGGCTGACTGCCGAAAGTCGCTGCCGAAGGGCGTACCATTCAGCAGACTGACATGTACAGCAGCATCATCACTAAGGATGAATAGTAGAAACTGACGCACACAGGGTTGATACCCTTGTGTGGGCCTTCAAATCAGTTTCCTATGTAGGGGAGGAG